GCAATAATATCAACTTTACTCATTCTTCCTCTAGACATACTCTACGTCATGCTAACATATATTTACAAAAAAGGGGACCCTTTTGAGGTCCCCTGTGTTGTTTTGTGAACCTAACTCACATGAGGTTTTCAACCTTAACACGGCGGTAGTACTGGTTACGACCTGCGGTGAGAAGCTCAGCGTCAGGAGCACCATTTGCCTGTACAACGAATGGGTTAGCAACCATGCCGTAGCGGGTTTTAAATCCAATCTTGGGTTGGAAGGTGTCAGGACCGATTGAACGAACCATCTGGAGGGGAACATATGGGCAGTAGAATAGACCTGCGTCATATGGTGAAGTGCCCTTATAACCAACAACATAGTAGTGGCTATTTGATACGTTTGCAGAATAAGGATCAACAAAGACCTTGATTCTACCGTTCATGGTTCCAACTAGAAGATTACCAGTGTCATCTACTTCACCGATGGAAGGACCACCAGCACCAGTTAGACCTGAAGAGTAATCAAGTACACCAGCCATTGCGAGAGCAGAAGCAACATCAGCAGAAGTGATGATGAAGTTGCCCTTTCCTCTACGTGTCTGCTGTGCAATAGCGTTAGCATCACGCTCAACTTGGAACATTAGACCTTTGAATTTCTCAACTGACCAACGACCGTTGCTGTCAACGTCAAGGTCAAAACGACCAGCGTTGGCAACATTGTTTTGAGCACCAGGCTTAGCGATGGTGTAAACAGTACGAACAACTTCGCGGTTGATTTCAGCAAGAATCTCAGAAGAGAGAATATTGGCAAGTTCTTGCTCAGCATCAAGACCATGGATTGCCTTAAGGTCTTGTGCTAGTTCCAGAGTGTACTCAGCCTTGAGTGCTCTTGACTGTGCAGTAACAGCAGTCTTTTCAATGCTGAATGACATTTCGCGGAAGAGTTTGCCGCTTTCGCCTAGTTGCTCAGCATCTTCACGTGGCATTGGTTTTACACCACGCTCGTATGTACCAGCAGGTGAATCATTGAGAAGACCTGGGTTTGAACCAGCGGTTGGATTAGCAGTGTCATATGCGTTAGCAGTTGCATCATAACCAGCAGAGAAGTCTGTATCTGGCTCATTAAAGAGTGCTTCAACACCACCACGACCTTCGTAGTGTGACTTCATTGCGAAGATGAGTCCAGTAGGACCGCTCATTGGTTGAACACCGCAGATATCATAAGCAACGAGGTTAGGCATTGCTCTGCGGATTAGGGAAATCATTACAGGATCAAATCCAGCAAGACCACCAGTTTGAGTGGTTAGACCAGAACCTGATAGTGCGTTACCACCGATAGCGCCAACAATATTACCTGCTGCACCACCTGTTTCCTGTAGCATACCGCGCTCTTCGCGCATGAATCTTTCTTGGTTTTCTAACAGAACAGCGGTGACAGCCTTTCTATAATTGTCCTTGATAGCGCCTGCGCTCTCATGACCTAGAACAGGTGCCCACTTTTCTGTTAGAGCTTGTGCGTTAAACATTTGTTTGCTCCGTTAAAAGTAGGGGGGTTTAATAATTGTCATTTCCAGCGATTGAGTGCTTGGAGATATTGTGCCATTGCTGGTGTAATCTCTTCGCTTTCCACTGGTGATTCATCAGCAACTTCTCTTCCAGTTGTTGAAATTGATTCTTTGAAGTATGACTCCTTAATGGTTTTTACCTTTCTGGAGAATTCTTCTTCCGAAACAAAATCAAGACCTTCAGCAAGTGCTGCAAGTTTTTCCTTCTGAGTATCTACAAGACCTTCCGAAACATTGTTCAGAATGTTCTTTTTTGCAGACTCATTAAGGCGATTTTGTAATTTCACATTAGCTTTGACCTGTTCGTCTAGGCGCTCTTCCATTTCACGAATTTGATCAACCATACCTTCTACCACATCAATTTTATCGTCTGGGATAGAGATATAGTGCTCTTCAAAGAGACTTCTGAGACCTACAATAAAGTCTTCAGTAATCTCATTTCTGATACCACGATCAATGGCTACTTGGTTTTCTTCAAGCCACTGGTGGATAGCGTAGTTTACAGTGCCATTAACTTCTTCCGAAAGTTCTGTCTTGATCGCTTCTACTTGCGCGTCAAGTTCGTTGGCAAAGTGTTCTACAAGTCTGTCATACTCTTCTGAAATTTTTGCTTTAACAGCAGCTTCAAAAATAGTCTTTGCTTTCTCTGCAAATTCTTCAGAGAGTTCTGTTCCCTCTAAGAGGGCATTTACGTCATCAGAGACATCAAGATTTTCAAACGCTGGTTTGATAGGATATGTAACATTTGGACCCTTCTTAGTTCCATACGCAACTTCTGCACCAACTGATGGTTGTGGATCTTTACCAGGCTTGCCTGATGTAGAAGTAACACTACCATCTTGTGAGATAGGAGCAGCTGCTTTAGCACCAGGATTCTCCTCTCCTTCTTCTTTATTTGAATGAAGAGGTTCTGATTGCGAACCACCAAGATCAGTCATTGACTGACTAGGTGCTACTGAAGTTGGAACCGTTGGTTGTGGATCTCTTCCACTACCACGCTGTTGTGGATCACCCGAAATTGCTGTGGGTTCAGAACCAGTAGCAGGAATAACCGAAGCAGTTACACTAGGCATGGGATCCTGTGCTCCCGCTTCCATAACGATTTGCTGCTCGCCCAGAAACTCCTCAAACTTTTCGTTTAACATGTCTGACATCTTGAGTCCTTCCGTAAATCTTATGAATTATCTATGTTTATTTATTAAATTACAAACCTGTGAGGAAGTTTTGGAACACCTGAAGTGTTCTCTCCTCTAGGTTTCTGCGATTTGACTCGCTCAAATACTTTTGATATTTAGCAACCTTTGCTTCTTTTAAAATACCGTTATCCCAAATCCACTCTTTGCCTTCCATGATTCCATTAACAAATGCATCAGGCGCGGAAGGATCTGCAACAATATCAGCAGCAGTAGCAAGCATGAAATCATCCATAACATAACTAGTGTTTTCACGCTTATCAATACTACCCATACCACGAGAAGAAACTCCAAGTTGTACTCCTTCTTCTAGAAGTGACTTGGCGATCTTACCCATGGGAGTATCTAAGATTTGTGCTTTACCATAGAAGTTAGTACCTTCTGCTCTAAGCTCGGTAATTCTGTGTGATACTCTGTCAAGGTTAACAGTAGGACCATCAGGATGACCAAGTTCACCAAGAGCACGTTTTGTTTTAACATACTCTTCATTGTAGCGATTAACTTCTCTTTCTAAAACAGAAAAAGGATAAACGCGACCGTTTCTATTCTTCAGTTCAGACTGAAGAAATACCCCTTCAATGTACAGTTTTTTTGAATCGCCGTTTCCTTCAACGATTACCTGTACATTTTCAATTGTTTCCGTTATCAGTTTCATCGGTTTCTGTTTCTACTGGTTCATCAAAGAATGTATTAGCAACACTCTGTTTATAAAGAGACAGAGTTTCTGATGCTTTTGCATAAAGCAAATCATGAATAGAATCAATTGCCTTTGCTCTTTCGCTGTTTAAAATAGATGATATAATATCAACTACTCCAGATTCAGGATTTGCCTGATTCATTGTATTTTCCATAACGTTATATTTTATTTATTAGTTGATGAAGGTTTAGGTTGAGCTTTCATCATTTGCAATTGTTTTTGGTGGGCGTCATCTGATTTTTCTTTTTCTCTTTCATGAGAATCATCTGCTTGCTGTGCTTGGATTTCTGGTTGGAAAGCACTATTTTGACGATCCATCATATCAAAAGTATTGATATCTGCTGGATTCATTGATAGACCAAGATCAATTTCTCGGCGCATCTGAGTATCAATTTCTCTATACTCTTTTTCAGTTTGATTTAAAATTTGTTTACGAATATATTCAATAGAAAAGTATTTACCAACAAAAGCATCCATTTGTGTTGCAAGATTGATACGTTGAAGCATCAACTCTTGTTCTTTTAATTCATTAAAATGATTATCAAAAAGGTAGTCATATTGAATATGCTCCTTCATGTCATCCCAATCTTCTGGTGAGATAACACCCTTAAGGATTAGTTGGGTCTTGAGAATATCGTGGAATAGTTCTGAGAAACGTTTGCGGAGACGACCGATGAATTTAGTGAACTTGAGTTCATCCCTGAGAACCTCTGTGGTCTTACCAAGATTAAACCCTTTGTTGTCATCCGTAAGGCGGGAAGGTGGTAGGTTGAGTGAGTTGTAAAGTTTCTTTTTGAAATACTCAACGTCCTTGAGTTCACCAAGGTTCTGACCGCCTGGGAGTGTAGTGATTTCAGTTCCTCTACCACCTTCACGGCGAGGTAACCAGAAGTCTTCAAGCATCGACATATGCTTTTTATCATCACGCATCTCTCCTGTAGATGAATCATAAACAAGCTTGTTTCTATAGCGAGACATTACATCACGTAGGTATTGCTCCGCTTTTACCTTTGGTAAGTTACCTACATCAATATAGAAAATTCTACGTTCTGGTGCTCTTGATAGCCTGTAGATTACCAAACTATCTTCAATCATACGAAGTTGATTGAGAGACTTGATTGCTTTATGAAGGAAACTCAACACCATTCTTTTGTTGAGATCTTGTAAACCAGATGGAACAAAGGTAATAGAGTCGGGTGCTATCTTTACACCTTGTGACAAAGACATATCACCAATTGGTCCAAGAACACCTCCCTGGTAAAATCCTTTCGGATTGAAAATAAAATAGTCAACAAACGTACCATATTCATACTCCAACGCTGTTCCTTTGAGTGCTTGACGAGAAAGAGAATCTTTAGGTGCGGTATCAATTTTTTGACGGACCTTCTTGATCTTCATCGGATCAATATAGCGAAGCTCAAGAATTCCTTTCTTGGGATTGTCTAGGTCAACTACTTTGTGATAATATAGTCTTCCATCAATATACCAATTACGCACAATCTCATGTGCTCTATTATCAAAATTTAAAAGTTTCTTGATGTGATCAAATTCATTTCTGATTTTTATTTTTACACCAGAACCTACTTCTAAATTATCTAAATTTATTTCTACTGGACTATCATTTGCGTCACTAACAATAAATTCATTTACGACTTCATCAACAGCACTATCCACTTCTGGATGAAGTGCCATATCACGATAACGACGGATCAACTCAAACTCGTTACGAGCTTGAGATGCATTATCAGTTTCTACATACGTTCCGTAGTAACCGCCTGCTGCAACCGCAATTGGGTCATCAGCAGAAGGAGGGACAGGGGATTGTCCCTTCTGTCCCTCCTTACGATTAATTTGGAAGCCAAAGAGTTGACTCATGATTACTTATTCAAATACTGCTTCCAACTATTTATTAGACTACTGGAAGTGAAGAAACTCCAGCTCTGCTTCCTGCTGCTGCAGTGAAGTATGAATATTGCCATTCAACTGTAAATTCTTCAATTTGATCATTGCTATCATAAGCAACATCAATTTGAGAAACGTTAGTTGGGAAGCAGTACTTCAGTGTATATGTTCTCAAAATAGCACCTTCTGTGCTTGCATCTTTTTCAAGTTGCTTAACACCAAGGTCTGCCATATAACCAGCAGAGTTATTTGGAACAAACAGAGGAGCTGTATTTGCCTCATGAGTGTTGATGCTATTTGCCCATTGCTCAAAGAATGAGCGTAGTTTGAAGTCTTTGTCGTTGAAGAACGTTGTTGTCCAAGTATCGAAGGTTCTATCACCAGCGATTTTGACTGTTCTTCCACGGAAAGGAACTTCAATTACTCCTAGGTTTGATCCAGGGAGAGCAGCAGACTTACAAAGAAGATTTGAAAGATTTTGATCTGCTGATGCTTTTGCTAAAGCTGCGGGGAACTGAACATCGATCAGGAACATGTTGGGCTTCACGCCCTGACCGATAGTTTGTAGGAATGAACTTACGTTTGACGATGCCATTAGTGGTTACCTCTGTGATGTTTTTCTTATATTACTAATTATCTACCGACGACTTCAGCAAACGAGACGCCCGTTCTAGTTGCCGTTACGGTAACAGTTACATAGTTAATCGAGCGAGTTGGCTTGAGGTAAAGTTCGGCAACGAATTCATTTCTATCAATAACTTCTGGTGGGTTATTTGATTCATCACAAACAACGAGGAAGTCAGTTACACCTCTACGTGCTTGAACTTCTGATAGGTAGGACGAAATCGAAGCAGAGAAGTTGCTACGAGTTGTGCTATCGTTCTGCTCAAAGAGTACTCCTTCTGCGAGTGCTCTTGCTCTCTTTTCTACATTCAAGAATAAACGACGAACGTTAATTCTGTCAAATGCTGAAGGTGAAGCAAGGGCAGTTTTATCACCGAAGAGGACAGGACCAGAACCTGGGAGTGAAACGATTGGATTTATTCTATTGCTGTAAAGATCATCTCTCTGTGCCTTGTTAGGATTGAAAGCAAGTTTTACAACGTTTTGAACACCACCACGATTTAGACCAGCTGGTGAATACCAATCATCAAGGATTGCTGAAGTGGAAACACATAGACCAGCAACATCACCATTACATCCTATGTAACGATACTTATCGTTGAAACGATCATATGAATACTTGATACCACTATCAAGAACAACATATGAACTTGAAGCAACGCCACCGAAGAAAGCAACTGTATTTGCTAATTGAGTTGCTGAAGAAATTGCTACACCACCAGCAGTAGCAACTTGGTTGCCGACATATGGTGATAGGAAAGCAATACAGTCCTTTCTGCTGTTAGCAACTGCTGCAACTGACTGTGCCTTAGCAAGAGTATCAGTTTCATTACTCATTGATCCACCCATTAGAACGAAATCAATTGAGGTTGCTTCTGTATCTAGAAATTCATCATATCCTGCGCCAATTTCTCCAGATGTATAGGCATAATCGTCTACACCACCAGAGAGAGTGCCACCAGCACTATGGAGAATTCTTGCTAATTCTTTAGGAGATGCTGCAGTAGCACCATATGCACTAGCAGCACTGCCAGGATCTTCACCTTGTGCTGTGATATCTGTAGATGCACCTGAAGTAGCTAGTTCATTTCCAGCATAAACATACTCAGAGAATTCGTTGAGTGCATCTTTCCAATAAGTTGAATTTCCTTCTGGTGATTTAGCATCAGAAACTTTCGAAAGGTATGCAAAACGCTCAACAATTGTATTATCTCTTTCGTCAATAACAGCAACATGAACTTCATCAAGTGATAGATTACGTTCTGCTGCCCAAGGTGAAGTTCCAGGACGAGGACCAATTGCCTTGAATGTTAGACCAGTTGATCCGATTGCCTCAGCATTCCAATCTGAATTGGTATATGCAGTAACTGTTTCACCAGCACCAGCAGTTGGAGTTCCAGATCCCTTGACAATTAGGAAACTGTTTGCATTCAAAACTTTATAAACTTCATGAGTTGATGCGTTACCAGCGGTATATGTTCCACCTACTGTTAGACCGTGTGCTGTTTTTGTTACTTTAAAGTCAGCGCCACGATCAACAATTACTACTCTATAGTAGTTACCTTCTGTTCCAGCGTAACGAGCAACAAATCTTTCTGTTGTTACACCAGCTTCAAATGATTCTTTATCAGCAACTAAAACTCCAGTTCCAGATTTTGTTGCATTTGTTACACCTGTTGTAGCACGAAGGACTGATAGTTGACCACCATAACGGAGAAACTCAGCAGCGACCAACCAATCAGAAGCATTTGCCTCAGCTGGTGTTCCGAAAGTATCGATCAGTTCTCTTTCTGAATTTACGTTTACGATTTTGCCTACGGGTCCAGTGCGGAATGTGGAAGCAAAACCAGCACGAACTGCTAGTGCTCCTGTAACTACGGCATTGGATAAATCACGCTCCTTAATAACGACACCAGGCGAGACTTGACTTGCCATTTTTTTACCTCTTAGATATCAAATTTATCTAAATCTATTTAGAAATTAGTAATGTTCAGACGGGGAAA